TTCATTTAAAACAACTCCAACTTTATCTGCAAGTGCTTTTGCTTGGTCAAAGTATCTGTAAGACTTTAAACCTAATCTCAAAGTCTTCATTTTCTTTTCGACATAATAATATAATTGTTCATGTTCTTTAATTACATTATCTGCACTTGAAACATACATCTTAAAAAAGTTTAATGTGTTTTCATCAACTTTATAATTTCTTGAATGACAATAAGAACTTCCGATTGTCCAAAGTTTGAAATCATTTTCCCATTTCATTCTAGGTGTAGTTATAGACTTGTCATCATTTGAAGATGTTTGAAATCCTAAATAACTATTGACTGCGCTTTCATCATTATAATATTTTGGATTTCTTTTTGAGTAATCATCATAGATTGATAATTTAAAATCTGGGTTTAACCCTTTTGATTTTAATTCATCTCGATAATATGCTCTCGCAAAGTTTCGACCCATGTCAAACCTTACATGGACTTCATCTGTTGCGTCATACTCTCTACCCTCATCATCAACCTTTGTAATTGGTCTTTGAACATAGAAACAATTATCCTCATACAATTCGCCACCTGCACGATTGTATTTTGAGATCATCTTTCTAATTGTGTCAACGTCCTCTTGTGGTTGATGATATCTTACAACCTGATTGATTTTCTCTTTTGCCTTTTCACGCAAAAGATCATATTGTTCTTTTGCTTGTATCAATTTGTCTTTTACTTTATCCTCATAAAAAGACTGAAATTGATCTGCAATCACTTTTCGCTTTTCTGCGTTAAGTGTCATTCTCTTTTCTTTAGTCATGCTACCTCTTTCTTTGTTATTTATTTTTTGCATAATTTGAAATTAACACTTGACTTATGGATTGTCAAGTATTATATAGGATTTAGATTTAAATACGACTTTGTGTACTAGAAATAGGGACTATGGCGATATTAAGTCTGGGACAACTTCTGGTTGTGCTGTACGTCACACCTGCAATGCACGTCTTCGTGCGGTGAACGGCCAGAACTGATCCCTGGTCTATTGGCAGGGTTATTCCTGTTAAGCCCTGGTGCACCGGTAAACAATTGCCGCTGGGCTTCAATCCAATGGACCTGGGATCAGTGAGAGGACTCTACTTTGCGCCTCGGGGGTTAAACAAACCTGCAAAGGTTGCAGAGCCTCGCTGGTCCAGCTGGGATGGGCCGCGCATTGTGCGTGGACCCTGAAGCTGCAAGCTTCAAGCGACAAGCTTCAAGCCACAAGCTTCAAGCTTGACAAGAAAGGATTATAGGATTATAAGGGACATATGAAAACAGATGAAGCATTAAAGATTATAGGCGGCAGCCTGAGCAAGCCTTCAAAGATGCCTGGCTGGTCGATAGGTTTACCTGCCAAGGAATGCAAGACAGGCGGCAAGCTTCAGGCTGTGAAGGGCAGCGTCTGTTTTCATAT